GATTACGTTACCCTTGCTTACTTTACAAATTTACTAGATGACTTAAATGGTATTCCACAATTAGATAACGCTGGTTTAATTAAAGATTCTCAAATTTCTACAAATATTGCTAGAGTTGCATCTCCTACATTTACTGGTACAGTTGGCGGCATTACAAAATCAATGGTTGGACTTGGAAATGTAGATAATACATCAGATGCTAATAAGCCTGTATCTACCGCAACACAAACAGCACTAAACTTAAAAGCTAATTTAGCAAATCCATCTTTTACTGGAACAGTTAATACAGGAAATCTTACAGTTTCTGGAAATTTAACAGTTACTGGGTCTACAACAACTCAATCAACACAAAACCTTTCTGTTGCAAACCCTTTAATTTATGTCGGTGAAAATAATCAAGCAAATATTATTGATATTGGTATTGTTGGAAGTTTTAATAACGGAACTTATCAACATTCAGGACTTGCAAGAGATCACGAGCAAAACAAATGGAGACTTTTTAAAGGTGTAACAACAGAACCTTCAACTGTAATCAATTGGACACAAGCTTTGGCAGACGACCTTGTTGTTGGAGGACTTAATGCTACAACTGTATCAGCATCAACATCTATTACCTCTCCTTCAATAACAGCATCAACTCTTTTAACAACAAATAATTTAACAGCTACTGGTACAGTAACATTTCCAGACGGAGCAATTAAAAGCTCAGAGTTAATGTGGGAAGCATATGCATCAGAAGCAAATCTTCCAGCCGCAGCAAATAAACATGGTATGTTTGCACACGTACATGGAACAGGTGCCGCATATTATGCACATGCGGGAGGGTGGTATAAGCTTGCAAAAGTATCAGATATTGATGCTAACAACTTAACAACAATTTCTCAACAGACGGCTTCTTACACACCAGGTCTTGCGGATGCTTTTAAACTCATTGAAATGACAACAGGAATATTAACTATTCCAAGCGATCTTACAGCTAATTTTCCAGTAGGAACATACTTTGAAGTTTTGCAAACAACTGGCACACAAATAACAATTAATGGCGAAGGTTTTACGCCTAATGCAACACCAGGATTAAAGCTCCGCACTCAATGGAGTAGCGCCACATGTTTAAAGCGTGGGGCAAATTCTTGGGTCGTATTTGGAGATTTGGTTGCATAATGTCAGGAAAATCATCTCGTCGTCGTAAGATAACAACTAAAGTTTCTATCCCTAATTTGTCTGGTAAAACAAGATCTGAAGCAGAATCAATATTGGCTGGCCTAGGATTAAATTATTCGTCATCAAGTTCAGTTACAAATTATTCTGCAGAAAGCAACAAGTTTAAATCTTATAGCGGATTTTCAGAAAATCAAATTGTTCCACGTGGAACAACTGTTAACTTTGTTTATAATGCTTATGAAGGAATTTCAGTTCCTAATGTTTATGGACTTAGCGAAACAGCTGCTAGAGCAGCAATAACTGGAGCTGGACTATTAGTTGGAACAGTTTCTGGAACAAGTGGATCAGATAGCGGATTAGATCAAAAAATTACATCACAAAGCATTTCTGCTGGTAGTTTAGTAGATGCTTTAACTACTGTAAATTTAACATTATATACTTATGTTGCTCCGTATTATAATCCATATAGCAATCCGCCTCCATATGGAAATTCGCCTCCTTCAGGGCCACCAGCAGGGCCACCAGCAGGGCCACCAGCAGATCCACCAACTGCTCCACCAGCAGATCCTCCATATATACCACCAATTGTATTGCCACCATCAACTTGGAAAAGTTTAGGCGTACATACTTTGGTCAGAACTCCAGATGGACTAGTTGCTGCTGGAAGTTTAAAAGTTGGCGATGTTTTGATTTCAGCAAATATTGAGGGAGTACCATATTTGTCTACTCCAGAATCTTATCAAAGTATTTACAATTGGACAGAAACTAATCCACAAATTGAATATACTACAACAAACGTTGTTATGATTCATCAAAAAATGGGAGATACAGTTGTAGCTATAAATGGAGATATTTTTTCACAATACCACTACATTTTAATAAAAAGAGATGGTCTTGCAAGATTTATAGCAACTGCTGATATTGTAAATACCGATGAAATTTATAGTTATGCTTCAAGTTCATTTGAGCCAATAACAATGCTGCAATCAGTTCCAGTTTCACATGAAATTGTATCAATTGACTGTGAGCCTTACGATATATTCTTTACTCAAGAAATGCTTGTTCACGACTCGGTTTCGATATAAAATGTTTAAAAAAAAAATAAGTTCAAATTTATTTTTAGATAAATATCCAGAAAAATTAAATAGTTATTGGATTCAAATAACTGAGCTTAAAAACAACAATATTATAAAATATTGTGTTGCATTTTATAAAAATAAAAAATATCCTTCTGGAACAATAATTGTTTCTAATTATATCTCAAATGATTATCCAGACCTTTATTTAACAATAGATAAAAATTTATTAGCAAATCGTGTTTATACAAGTCCAGAGCTTAGACCATCTGGCGCATGGAAGTGGATAGGAGTAATAACACGTTTATTCTTTTACAACAATATGGGGCAACAAAAAATTGACGTTCCTTCTAAAAGAAGTTTTATTGCAGATATTGCTTATAATAATACAAAAAAAATTTTAAAAGAAAAACATATATATAAAAAAAATGAGGTTAAAAAAATTTTTGAATTGACAGAACCTCCAAGAGATTTTTTATATCCTGCCGTGTGGTATAATAAAAGAATAAAAAGGATATTAAGCAATGAAAATAGTTAAGTATTTAAACAATATAGTTTATGTTGAAAATGTTGTTAAAGACATAGACTTTTCTTCAATTTCTTACGAGCTTAAAAACGTCCTTTTGGGCCAAGACAATATTTATGAAGCCGACATAGATCTTGCAAAAAATGATACAAATTTAAAATCAAAAACATTTTTTTATAAAGCTGTTTTTAAAGCAATGTACAGCTATCTTAGAGAACTTGAAATAAAATCACCATTGAACTTGTGGATGAAATTTGAAAATCATTTTGTTCAAGTCCCAGGAACAGAAGACCCACAAATGAAACAAAGGTGTGCAGCTTTTGAAAAAGACTGCTATGTTGTTTTATTTTGTTTAAATACAATAAATAACGGCGGATTTATTAGCTTGCCACATCAAAATTTTTCAATACAGCTAAAAGAAAATACAATGCTTATATTTCCAAGTGGGAAAGAATATGAATATGTTATTCAAAAAATTGGAGGATCTGCAAATAGAAGTTTTATAGAAATGGTTGTAGGATGAAAGAATTTAAAATTGAAAAAGTTTTTGAACAAGACTATTTTAATGAAATACAAAATTATTTTAAAAATCATTTCTTTTTAAAAAATGCTGAGTATGATTTTTATAACAGCAAAAGAATAGACTCATTTGACGATCAAGTTCTTCAAGAAATTTTAAACAAATTGCATGAGCCAGCAAAAATATGGTTCAACAATAAAAACATAGTTCCAACGTATGCAATATTTTCAGAGTACTCTGGAAAACAAGCGCATTTAAATCCACATGTTGACTCTGGTCCATGCACCTATACTTTAGACATAGGTCTTTATCACAATGAGCCTTGGCCATTAATAATTGAAGGAAAAGAATATCTTTTTTTAGAAAATGAAGCTATTGGTTTTTATGCAAATGATCAACAGCATTGGAAACCAGAATTTCCTGATCCTGAAAACAATAGGGTTGGCATATTACTAATTCATTATGTAGATAGTAACCATATGTGGTTAACTTTAAAACCAGAAGTACAAAAGCTTATAAGACAAAGAATTAAAACTTTATCATGATTAAAAAAAATGTAAATGTTAAAGGCATTAAAGAAAAAATTGTTTCTACTTTAAATGATACAGATAGTGTATATTTTTTTAATTCTGGAAATGCTGCTGATTTTATAAAAAAGGCGCCGTCTTATAACCCTACCCAATTCAATGTATTTGGCATATACGATTCTGACATATTTAATCTTTATAAAGAAATAGTAGCAATGTTAAAAAATGAATGTTTAAATAAGGAAGTTTCTTTTAATAAATCAGAATATTATATTTCTTCAGATTATTTTAATGGGCTTGTAAATAAAAAATTTATTTACGATTTTGGCGGAATAAACATTCCATGCTTCAATGGTTTAGTTTCTTTACAAAAAGAAGAATTTTTTGTATACTTAAATAAAGAAAAAGAAAGTGTTGCTGAAGGCACAATCTTACTTTTTGAAGCGGGACAAGAAATTCAATACGAATCCACAAAAATTGAATGTATATATTTTAATATTGCTCCAGTTTTTATGCTTCAAAATCAGTACCCATTCAAATGGATTCCAATAGGAGTATAGATGGCAAAAGAAGACATTAAAGTAATATACGACTTCATTACTGAAGAAGAAAGATCTATGCTTTTAGATTATGAAAAAAGATTAACTGAAAAAAATTTATGGGAAAAAAGAAATCATTCTGATCCTGATAATCAGTGGACCAACAGATATTTATCAATTATTCATTTATTAATTTCAGAGGCAGGGTTTGGAACTGAATATGACATAAAGATTGCAAAAAAGCTTTGGGAAATAGAGTCAAGAATTAGAGAACAAATTAAACAATCTTGGAATTTAAAAAAAGATATTTGGCCAGACTGCTTTAACTTAATACGTTGGCCACATGGACAAGCACAGCCACCACATTCAGACTATGAAAATTTTAATAGACTTCCGCATATTTGGAACTGGAGAGATATTGGTTGTGTTCTGTATTTGAACGATGACTTTGAAGATGGACATATTTATTTTCCACAACATGATCTTGAAATTAAAATTGTAGCTGGCATGCTAGCATTTTTTCCAGGAGATATTCATCATGCTCATGGGGTCAAAGAGGTAAGAAATGGAACGAGATATACTTTAAACACTTTTTATACCTTTTCAGAAGAACATAAATTTGAAGTAGATTTTAATAGAGAGTATGGCAACTGGTAATGGCACACGACATAAAAGTTGAAACAAAAAGGTGGCAAATAAGAAAAGTTGTAAATCTTTCAATTACCTCTATAAGGGTAAATACTATACTTAATGCAGCTGGTAGATACGAGACTGCTGTTTTTCATACAGATGATCAAGGAAATATAAGAGACATCGGAATTAAATTTTATAAAAAGCACGAATCTATGCAAGAAGCAATAGATTTTAATAACTTTTTTTGCCAAAAATTAAAATCAGAAAATTTTGAGGGCTTGGGTATAGACCAGTTTTTTAAAAAACTAAATGTTATTTTTGCTGACTTTATATATGCAGAAGGACCACATTGTTATATTATGCCTTCTAAAAACCCTCCAAACGTAGCCATTGGCCAAAAACAAGAAGATATGTAGCCTAACTGTTATGTTGGTATAATTATAGGTATGGAGACTTTATATCCCGCCCAGATTGATACATATACCCAGCCGCTTGCAACCAATTCAGTTCAAGAGGTTTCTCACTCTGCACAACATAGAAGGCTAAATGATGCAGTTTATCAAATTCAATTAAAGCTGGGAATAAATAATTCTACAGATCCAAGTTCTATTGAAAACAGATTAACAACTCTTAAAAATTTTGTAGACTTACAAGGTGTAAATCTTGGGCAACTAGAAGATAGTCTTGGCGATTATGTTCCACTTACAGTTTATGAAGGTGATAAAGGAGTTGCTGGCGGACTAGCAACACTTGATCTTTCTGGAAAACTTACTGCGTCTCAAATACCTTTATCAATTGCTTTAGATGCTCAAGCAAAAGCAGATGCTGCTTTATCAGCAGCTGGTTTATATACAGATGAAAAAATAGCTGATCTTATTGATTTTGCTCCACAAGCTTTAGATACTTTAAATGAACTTGCTGCTGCATTAAATGATGACGCTAATTTTGCTGGCACAATGACAACAGCGCTTGCTGGCAAATCTCCAGTAGGACATACACATACATCTTCAAATATTACTGATTTTGTTGAAGCTGTTCAAGATGCTTCAGCATTGTTATTTAACCATGCAAATCATAATAATGTTACAGCAACATATGATGATGAAAATAATAAAATAGTTTTAAGCGTTACACCACAGTTAACTCAAGAGCAGGTACAGGATTATATTGTTCCGCTTTTCCAAAGCGCTAATAACAAAAATATGAATATTCTCTATGACGATGAGAATAATACTTTAATTTTAGAAGCAATTACAGAGCCATCAAAAGCAGTAATGTCTAATACTGCACCTGCAAATCCAGCACATGGAGCTTTTTGGCTTGACACAGATGAATTTAGAAGCGGTGTAAGAGCGCTTAAAGTATACAATGCATATCCAGCTGCTTATAAAGGCCCATATGACAATGGCTACGATTATCAACCAGGAGATATAACATCTTATACTGGATCTTTTTACATAAGAGTTGGTGAGGCAAACACAGGATATCCTCCTGGAACTTCATACTGGGAACCATATTCTTTTACACCAAATTGGGAATATGCTTCAACAGCTTTAGGTTTAGCAACAGAAAATGTTTGGGTTTCTAAAAACACATTTACACAAGGTGTAATTATTGGAACAAATACTGCTCCATCTAATCCAGTAGAAGGACAGATATATTATAATCTTGCTGCAGAAAAACTTAGAGTATTTGATGGATTAGTTTGGAAAGATGTATCTGGAGGTGCTGGCGGCGGTGGAGGACTTCCAAGTATTTCCACAGATGGAACACAAACCCCAGCAACTTTATTTTTTGGAATGATTGCTCCTCCAAATGCAGCGGCATTAGAAGGAGATATTTGGTTTGACGTAGATGACCTCGGAATGCCTTATGGACAATTTTTTACTGGAACAACTGCTCCAGATCCAACCCAATATGAATTTTGGGTTGATCCAAATCCAGCTCCAGGAGAATTAATTTATTCTGCTGATGAACCAACAACTCCACAATATGAGGGAGAGCTTTGGATTGATACAGATGATTATGAAGGACAATTAGTAGAAGTTGGTTCTAGCGCTCCAAATCCAGACAATGTTCAACTTTGGGTAGACGTTAACGATTTAGATACTCCATCTTATTATACAAACTTAGTTTTTACTAGTTATCCAAATTATGCCGCTTTTCCAGTGGCAAGTTCAAAACCAGGCATGCTTGCTGTAGATTCTTCAACTGGCCTAGTATATATATCAATTAATAATACTTGGGTGGTTCAGCCAAATGAGGTTCAAGAATCTAGGACAAGAATTCAATCTCAAAGCACACAGGCCTTAATGTGGATGGGCTTTTTATAAAAACTTTGGTATACTTTGTAAAGGAGTAAATACATGTCACTAAAAAGATGGGACGGCTCTTCTTGGGTTGTCGTAGCAGGTTCTAGACCAGGCCCACAGGGTCCAACTGGTCCGCAAGGTCCAGCAGGTACAAATGCTACAATATCAATTGGCACAGTAAATACAACTAATGCTGGAACAAATGCAACTGTTACAAATAGCGGAACTGCTTCAGCAGCAATTTTAAATTTTAACATTCCAAGAGGCGCAACTGGTGCACAAGGAAATGTTGGTCCTCAAGGAATTGAGGGACAAAGAGGAAGTAAGATTTATACTGGACTCAATGCACCAACATCACTAAATCCAGCTCCAGTAAATTTAATTGGAAACGATCAGTATCTAGCAACATCAACTGGAAACTGGTATATATATGATGCATCAGGATCTGGTGCATGGTCATTACAAGGAAATATAAAAGGTCTTAAAGGTGACAAAGGTGATACGGGTGCCACTGGCCCAACTGGTCCTTCAGGAAACGTAGTAGCAAATGAAATATACGCAAAGACAGATGCTTTGCAAGTAGATGCTCTACTTAATCTTGGAATATACTATCCAAAGTATACTTCAACATTAACACAAACACAGTTGAACAGTAGATTTGCAGCAAGCAGTTTCTTATTTTAGGAGAATAAAACATGGCTAGAAGACAGATTGAGGATACATACTACAAGTTTATTCCTACAACTAATACAATAACAATCCCTAGGGTAATTAAGCCAGAAAGATTAATGCTTATTACCAACGTAACAAAAAACATTGTTATTTATAACTTCTCAGACCCAAATCTTGGCTATGTTTCAGTAACTCAAAATAATACAAACAAAAATCAGCCAGGAACAACGATTGTCCTCGAATATAACTGTGCATCAATGCTTAGTACAGACAAGCTTGCAATTGTTTATGATGAAATAGCAGAAACAAATACATTTGAACCAGTACTTTTAGATGCTGTGCAAAAACTAAGAGTTGCAGCCCCACAATCATTGATGGATACCGACTTTGAGTACGGAGTTCAGCCTTCAAAGTGGGAAGCGCTTGTAACATGCTCTAATTACCCAACATTTTTCTCAAGAACAACAGGCGGAAACTCATATGACATTATTTCAATTAATGGAGATGGCGTTTCTCCAAGATCAACAGTTACAGTAACAACAGCTTCTAACCACGGTCTTGTCAACGGAGACATTGTTTCTGTGCAAGAAACCACATCTTCTCAGACAGCTGATGGTACATATCCAATAACCGTAATTGATGCAACATCATTTTCATATCGTGCAAAAGGAGTAGTTCCAGCACAAACAATTAAAGATGGAAATATGACTGGTGTATACGGCGGAGGAATTTATGATAACTCACATATTACTGGAGGTAACGTTGGATCTTATGGTTCTTGGTCAGCAATTTCAGATCAAGCAGCATATTCAACAATTACAGTAACAACTCCTAGACCTCACGGATTGTTGCCAGGAACACCAATTCTTATTAACGATCTAACAAGTCCAATTGGTGGCATTCAGTTTATTACAAACGTTTCTGCACCAAATCAATTTAAATTTCAACTTACTACACAAGCAACTCCAGTAACAAATCCAATTGCAACAGCAAATATTGGTTTGTTTACTAGACCAGAAGGATATGTAGACCATAGACCTTTTGACGGTGGAGTTATTATGACTACTGCTAATAACGTTTGCGGTGTACAGACAGTTCGTCAAACTCGTCGCTACTTCCGTTATCAATCAGGTAAGTCAATTCAATTTTCAACTGGTGCAAAATTAACACCAACATATGATATTGATACAATTTTCTGTTCAAGCAATGCTGTAGGTATATCATTGGTTACAGTTACAACTCGTCAGGATCACGGTTTACAACCAGGAGCAACAATTAGAGTTGAAGGTGCAACTGTTACTGGAGACTACAATCCTTGGAATGGAGACTTTATTGTAGGAGAAGTTCTTGGAACTAACTCATTTAGATATTCTATGCTTCTTACACAAGTTCTTCCATCAACAGATCAATTCCCTGGCGGAACAGATGTAAATATTACTGTTGTTAAATGGAAGGGTGCTGCAACAAGATGCGGGCTTTATGATGATCAAAACGGATTTTTCTTTGAATATGATGGAAAAGAATTCCACTGTGTTCGTAGATATACAAAGAAAGAACTATTTGGTCGTGTAAACGTTGTACAATTCTCAAATTATGTACAAGGTACAAATACAAGATTTAGAAAACAGCTAACTGTTGGAGAGCAAATCACTATTAGAGGTGCTCATTATAAAGTTATTCAGATTAACAATGATACAGAAATGTATATTTCTCCAGCATATAGAGCTCAAACAACAACTTCTGCAAGATATTTGAAGATGGAAACTGTTAAGGTTCCACAGTCACAATGGAATATTGATAAAATGGATGGAACTGGTCCTTCAGGATATGTTCTAGACCCAGCTAAGATGCAGATGGTTTATATTGACTATACTTGGTATGGTGCAGGATTTATTAGATTTGGATTCAGAGCAGTAGATGGAAATATCTACTATTGCCACAAGATGGCTAACAACAACGTTAACACAGAAGCTTATATGCGTTCTGGTAACTTGCCAGCTCGTTATGAAGCCGTAAATGAGCCTACAAAATTTGCTCGTCTAGTTTCAGGCGGAACTGCAATTAGCGGTGCTAGCTTAATGCCTACAGAAATTTCAATGTATGTAGACAATGTTGATTTCTGGCCTTCATCTGGATATCTAATGATTAAAGATGATCAAAACTGTGAAATTGTTTCTTATTCATCAATTGGAGCATACAATGCTACAGCAAGGGGCTGGCTTGTAAACATTGCAAGACGTCAACCTATGTCAATTAATTATTCAGGAAGCATGGTTTCTCTTACTGGAACTTCTGCCAACGTAATATTTAATCCAGATACAACAATTCCAGGCGGTTCAGGAATTGCACAGGTTTCAGTACAGCCAATATCTCAAGAATGTGCTCCAGTTATTTGTCACTGGGGATCTTCAGTCATCATGGACGGAAGATTTGATGATGATAAAGCTTACATCTTTACTGCTGGTATGCAGAGATTTATTCAAATTACTGGTTCTGGTACATTTACAGCAAAGATTGCATCACGTTCAGCATCAGGTGGCGTAGTAACACTTACAACTTCTTCTACACATAATATTCAGCCAGGTTATAACGTTTCTATATCTGGTGTTAATACAGTTGCTTCTGTTACAGCAGCATCTATTACATCAAGCGTAGCAACACTTACAACTTCTGGTGCACATAATATGCTTGTAGGACAAACAGTTACTGTTTCAAACGTAATTAGCTCAACAAATACAATTTATAATGGAACTTATGTTATTACTGCAGTTCCAGCAGCAAATCAAATTAGATATACAAGAGTTTATCCTACCAACACTTCTCACACTGGTTTGGCAGGAACAGTTACAGAATCTTTAACATTTAACGGAACATTCTCTGTATCTTCTGTAACATCAAATACAATTGTTTACTCAATTTCTGACACAACAACATTTGCTTCAGCAGTTGTTGCAGCAGGTACAGCAACACAATCATTTGGTTCTTCTTCAACACCACGTCCACTAGTTTCAATTAGAATTGCTCCTTCAGTAGACAACGGTCTTGGAAGAAACTATGGAATTCGTGAAATTGTAAACCATATGCAGCTAAACTTAAACTCAATTGGTATTCTTTCATCTGGACAGTTCTTGATTCAAGGATTCTTGAATCCAGCAACATTAACTGGACCAAGTATTCCAGGAGATTGGGAAACAGTTAGAGTTCCTGGTGGATCATTAGCACAGGTAATTTACCATGATGGTGGTGGAGTTCCTGGAAATACTATTACTAACCCAACAAATACAATATCTGGGGGAGACCAGGTGTTCGCCTTCTACACAGAAAACTCTGGTGGTGAAAACCTTTCAGTCTCAACATTTGACCTTACAAAAGTAAGAGATCTTGGAACATCAATTCTTTCTGGAAATGGTAACTCTACCGCTCCAGGATATCCAAATGGACCAGATATTCTTACAATCGTAGCAACAAACCTTGGTGCTACAACAGGTAACATTTCTTGCCGTCTGTCTTGGACAGAGGCTCAGGCTTAAAAAGGAGGGCATAAATGCCTAGTTATTCTACGCTATCTAGTCAGATTGACGTATTTAAACAAAAAGTAGATGCCCTATATGCTACAGGAACATTAGACGCAAACTCTTTGTTATTGTTAGCAGAGGCACTAGAAACAATATCCTCAGCTCTTGGAGTAAGCGATATTGTTGGTGCTACAGCTGAAGCAATCACAACACTAAATGCTGCAAGAGATGCTGCAATTACAGTTGTAAATGGCACAGCAAATGGTACAGCAGTTACTAATTTACAAAACTCTTATAATACATTAAACACCGCATACACTAATCTTGCACCTAGAGTTACATCTTTAGAGTCAACTAGCACGTCTCAAACTTCAGCAATTGCTACAGCTTCTGCTTTAGCAGCTTTAGGCGGATGGAACTCTTGGCAGATACATAGTAGCGGAAACAAGGCTTTAGCTGCCGCAGACAGAATATTTGTTATCCCTGGTCCAAATATGACACTTACTCTTCCAGCAACACCGTCACTTGGAAATGCTGTTATTATAGTAGATGCAGCAGGAACTGCTGCAACAACAAACTTTACAATTGCAAGAAATGGTGTTCCAATTATGGGGCAAACTCAAGATCTTATTGTTAATACAAACAATGCCAGACTTCAATTAGTTTATTCAGATAATACTCGTGGTTGGAGGCTCGTATAATGCCTATTTATTATGATGAAGTTGTAAATTCAACAATGAATTTTTCAAATATCACAACAACAGGTCAGACACTTGCAACGTATAGAACTGGAAGAAGAGATTTAGGAACAACAAGCGGTACCGTAAACCTTGATCTATCTTTATCAAATGATTTTACATGTACTCTTAATGGTAATACAACATTTAACATTACAAATACTCCAGCTTCTGGAGTTGTATCTTTCTCCCTACAACTTACTGGTGGAGGATCTTATACAGTATCATTTACAAATGCAAAATATCCAGGAGCAACAGCTCCTTCTTTAACCTCTGGTGGAATTGATGTTATCACATTCGTAACCTACGATAATGGAACATCATGGCGAGGACAAGTAGCAATGAAGGACTCAAGATAATGTACGCACAAGTTATAGATGAAGAAATTGTACAAATTGTTGATGAGCAATCTCTTAGAGAGCTTTATCCATCAACACATTTTCCGTCACCAATTTTGCAACGCCACCTAGAGGGTTTTGACAATTGGTATGTAGTTCAAGATGATCCAACGGTTCCAGAATATGATAATAAAACTAAAAAAGTTGAATTTGTTAGAGAGTGGAACGCAGGAGCAGTAATTGGCTATTACAAAGTTTTAAACTTAACTCAATCTGAAAAGGATTCCCTTGTAGAATCTAGATGGGCTCAAATAAGATATCATAGAGACAATACAATTGCTTCAACAGATTATTTAATGACATCAGATGTATTTGATTCGTTTTCTGAATCTGATAAAGCAAAAATTACATCTTATCGTCAAGCTCTTAGAAATATTACAAACCAAGAAGATCCATTTAATATTACGTGGCCACAACTTGGTATTAACTCTATTACTTTAAAGTATAATGTGGAGATTTAAATGCCATTTCCGCAAAACCGATATCTAGCTGGCGCAGGCGGGACAAAGCCATTTCTACTTAGACAGGTTATAACAACTGGTTATGTTTTAGCTGGCTATCAAAATAGCTCTCCTTGGACAAACGTTAACGAAGTAACACATTCAACAGATACAACAATTGATAAAGGAAATGTTTTAAATAACTCTTCTGGTTATCCTGGAGGAATGTGCGATGACACATTTGCATATCTGCTAAAAGCAAATAATGGTGTTGGCGG